CATTTTTTGATCTGTACCCCCTTTTTCATGGGTCAAAACTCGGAAGCCCTTCAAAAAAATTGACACCTAGAAATATTTTGGGGCTTCGGAACCCGCATTCGCCCCGCCCCGGGGGGCAGTACCTTGCTCATCGGGGCGGCCGCGGTGCCGGAGAGGGCCGAGGCCGGGCCGGAGAAGGAAGGGGGCAGGGGGATAGATAAGGCGAGTTCTAGCCCTCTAGGTCTAAGCCCTAAGCCTAAAGCCATATCCCGTTAGGTGGAGAATCTGACCCCTCCGGCGTTGGGCTGGCGGCGGGGTGCTGGCGGGCTGGCGGCTGGCGTTGTCGGTAGGTCTGGCAGGGGTGCGGGCAGCAGGGCGGCGGGGTCATCAGGGCGGCGGCGGGGTCCGACTGGAAGGAGCAGCCCGGGCAGGTGATCGGGCGGGCGGTCCGCTGCTCATCGGGCAGGCCGTCACCGCCCAGGCCGGGCAGATCGGGCAGGTCGTCACCGTGGGCGGCGCGGTCCTTCCCTGTGCTGATTGGGTCGGCGGCAGTCCTTTCCGGTGCTGATCGGGGCCGGGGCCGTCGGGCACTGGTTCCAGCTGCACCCGATCCACCCGCACGGGGCACCGGGTACGGGTGCCGCCGGCACCGTTCCACCGGGTCAATTTTGCCGTTTGCCGGAGGGGTCAGATTCTCCACCTAACGGGAGTGAGAAGCAGGTGTAGGGCTTTAACCTAGCAGGCTAGAGCTCTCCCCAGTAACCCCCTATAGTCCCCCTTCTTCCCCGGATTCCACCGGGTCGATCTCTAGCGGCTTCCCTTCCCGCTCCATTCTGGCATATACCGCCGCCAAAATATACCCTTGCAGGCTTTCCCCGTTTTCTTTTGCCGCGGCGCGGATTGCTGCGCCTTTTGCTTTTATGGGCCAAACGGTTATGCGGTCGCATTTTGCGTTGTATTTGTCGTTATTTCGTCTTTTTGTTTCCGAAACTGGCATATTATTACCCCTTGCTTATTTTTATAAATATAATATAGCACAGTTCCGCCGACACCGCAACGTGCAATTTTCACAGCACCGCACCGTGTTTTTTGTGCAGACCGCCGAAAACACCGCAACGTGCTTGACAGGCGACACGTTGCGGTGCTACAATGCAGCCACAGCGAACGACACCGCAACGTGTCAAGCTGGTAACATAGCCGCCCCGGTCTGGGGCAGGAAGTGAGGTGAACAGCATGAGCATTGAATTTTTCAAACTCCCCGCCGCTTTGAAAAAAGCGATCTGGGCCGCCTACCTGGCAGAGTGGAAAAAGAAGCAGGCAGCAAAAAAGCCCGCCACCCACTAAAGCAGGTGACAGGCTTGCAAGATGAATTTTCCACAACGCATCTTGTAAGCCAGTTTACCACCGAAAGGCGGTAAAGTCAAGCGGATGCCCTGGCAGGGTCGCACCGCTCCACCAAAGCGGCCCCGCCCCATAACCCCGGCAGCCCGCCGGGGCAAACCTGAAAAGCAAAGGAGCAAAGAACATGAAACTTGCAAAGAAGATCACCACCACCGCCGCACTGGCGGCCGCACTGCTGGCAGGCACCGCACCAAAGGCCGCGGCACAATGCCTCTACACCGTCGGCCCCCTGGGCCGCTACATTGCCCCGGCCATTGTGCAGGGCATGACCGCCGCCGATGACGGCGCGGTTGAAGTCTGGTGCACCGACGCGCTGGACGGTGACGACTGGTATTTTGTGGTGGACGCTGAAACCGATCTGCGAATTTATGACCGCGTTGACCTGGTGGTTGATGCGAACGGCACCCCGGAAGATTTCAGCGATGACAAAGTGATTGGCGCGCTTTACTGCCACGGCTGCACCGAAGATTGAAAGGAGCCTGCACCATGATGACACTTGAACAGATCCGCGAACGGAACCGCAAGGAGAACGCCGCAGCCCGCCGCCTTCAGGCCGCCGGGTATCGGCTGGAAGGGTGGGACCCCCGCACCGGGCAGCGGATCGCCGCACGAATCACCAGCGAGAACACCAACGCAGAGCGCCGCACATTCTACAGCTTTCCCACCTGGCAGGATGCCGCGGCCGCGCTTCTGGGCTGAATGCCCACCGGATGCCCTGGCAGAGCCGCACCGGACAAAGCGGCCCCGCCCCACTACCCCGGCAGCCGCCGGGAGATCATCCCGAACATCAACCCACGAACAAAGGAGCACACCCCATGACAGCACTCGACAAGAAAATAAACCAGCTGGCAGCCCGTCACCGCTGGAACGTCACCCCCGTGCACGATCGTTTCATTCCCTGCTATTCCATCGTTCCCATGGATCGGCAGGAGCGTGACCGGATCAAAGCCACGCTTGACCGCTGCAAGGGTCTAAAGGTCAAGGTTGAGCAGGTGTTCAGCCCGTATGCCTGGACCTGCTCCATCTACGTTTTCGATCTGGCAGAGTGGGAAGCGCAGCAGGAGCGCAGCCGCCGGGAATGGGCCATTGTCAACGCCTACTCTGAAGCGTACCACTTCAACGGCCACGACAGCGCCGGCGCAAAGCTGGCAGCACAGCACAAGGCCGCAGAGATCGGAGCGCTGGACCTGTTCCGCCAGATGTACGCCGCATGAACCACCGCCGGACACTCTAGCAGGGTTGCACCGCAAAGCAGCCCCGCCCCACTACCCCGGCAGCCGCCGGGAGATCATCCCGAACATCAACCACAACGAACAAAGGAGAACGAACCATGAAAGGCATGACCAACAATCAGATCATCATGAACGAAGCCGCGAAGCTGGACCCCGCCACCCTGCACGCCATCGCCACCGCGCACCACACCCCAGAGCAGATCGCCGCAATGGCTGCAAACGCAGTCACCACCGACGAGAACGGCGACGAACAGCCCGCCACCATCGCAGACGTTGAAATCATCCTTGCAGCGGCAGAGCTGCACACCTTCGATCACTGGAAGAAAGAAGGCAAGAGCGTCAAGAAGGGCGAAACGCATTTGATTGAATGCTACCTGTGGAAGTACACCACCCGCCCCAGCAAGGCCCAGCGGGAAGCCGCTGAAGCCGAAGGCAAGGAAGCAGCCCCCGCGCCGCATTTCTACCCCACGAAATCGCACCTGTTCAGCTGCTTGCAGGTACACGACGCAAAGCAGGCCCCCGCCGGCCGCTTCGGATCTGTCGCCGCCATCATGGAGTATAACAAAAAGCTGGCCGCAGAACGCAAGGCAAAGGCCGCCGCCGAAAAGGCAGCAGCAGAGCAGGCCGCCAGCACCCCGGCCCCCATCATCACCGAAGAGCGCCACGAATTGCCGGAGCTGGTGCACGTCGATCCGCTGACCACGAAAAAGGCCAGCAAGCCCGCCGCCACGAAAAAGCCCGCCCCGGATGTGCTCCGCAAGGCAGAGCGGGAAGCAAAGGCCGCTTTCCTGGCTGTCCCCGAAACCGACCGCAAGGGTCAGGCCGCCGCGCTGGATGCCTGGCGCAAGACCCGGAAGGTCGTAGAGGACGCAAAGCAGGCCCCCGCCGCCGTAGCCGCGCCGGATGAAGCGCCCGTGAAACAGCTGGACTTTGAAAGCATCGCCGCCGGGCTGCTGGCATGACCCACCACCACGAAACCGGATATTTTGGCAGGGCTGCACCGGGCAAAGCAACCCCGCCCCACTACCCCGGCAGCGCACCGGGCACAAAAAACAGAACGAAAACGAAAAGGAGTTTTTGCAATATGAAAAGAGCAACCAGCACCCCCGCCGGGCTGAACGTGAAGAAGATCACCGCCTATCTGAAAGGGCAGGCAAAAAGCCGCAACGCCGTTCGGATCACCTGCCAGAGCGGCAGCGTGTACATCATCACCGGCTATGCAGCGTTCAAGCTGCCCGCCATCCTTTACCGGGATGTTATCCAGCCCGTGACCATGCAGGACGCACCCGCCGACGGCGTGACCATCGTTTCCAGTGATGCCGGGTTTGTGGTCAACGATCCGCACCAGCTGACCGCCGCGCAGATGTTCCAGAAGTTCAGCGCCTGCAAAGAAGAAGTCAAACGCACTTCGATCTTGCAGGAAGTCGAAGCAAAGGGCAAAGTCTGGGGCACGTTCCGAATGTTCCGCAACGGATCCCGGCCCATCATGATAAATTCGGAGTATGACGCTTTTGTGGATCATCACGAATTTGTTTACCACAGCAGCAACAGCCCGTTTGCGCCCATCCTGGCAACGGACACCGTAGACCCGAAGAAGGCCGCCGTTTCCGTGCTCATTGCCCCGATGAAGGCGAACGACGAAATACAGCAGGTATGCAACCGCCTGTTTGCATGATACGAAAGGAGAACGAAATCATGAAGAAGTTTGACAACATCTTTGAACAGGCCCGCGAGATCATCCGTCAGCAGTGGACACTGCAAGACCTGCGCCGGAAAGCCCAGTGCACCGGCAGGCCCGAAGAGGTCCGCCAGCAGATCGCCGCCGCCCGGCTCCGCCTCATCTGCGCCCGCCGCGGCTACCAGCTCAACGCCTGACACGAAACCGGATGCCCTGGCAGGGCCGCACCGGACAAAGCGGCCCCGCCCCACCGCCCAGCATTCCGCCGGGCATATCACGAAACACGAAAAGAGGTTTACACCATGACCACCCCCAACGATGCCCTGGACTTCTACCCCACGCCGGACAGTCTGGCCTTTGATATGGTTTTCTCCCTGCGGGAAGTAAAATCCGGGTTCACCACCTACCCGA